CGATGTTGCAGTTTTGGCAAACCGCATGGGCTTTGGCATAGTAGATAACATATGCGGAACCGTCGGCGCTTTCATGCGCCCAATCTGTAGCCTCTTCAATGTCGCTGGCGTCGCGCGCAATCTCTTCTGCAATGTCATCGCAGTATTTTGTGAGGTCATAATCATTCATTGTCTTTCTCCATGTTTGTTTGTGTCATGCGGCTGCATGTGAAGGCCGCGCCGTTAAGCGCGGCTAACAGATGCGGTCATTTGAGCGGGTTGTAGTTTACATCAAAAGTCTGAATGCTGGCGGATGTATGGTCGCCAAACATCTCCACAAGTGAACGCGTGTCTTTGCGCAGCTGAGTCATCAACTTTAGCTCTTCTTTCTCGGCCTTGCGTTCAATGTACATTTCAGCGCAATCCTGCGCTTTGCTGACTGACCCGAATATTCCAATCGGTCCATCACTTGCGCCATATACCATGTAAACTTTTGCCATTGTCTTTCTCCATGTTTGTTTGTCTGTCTATATATAATGTATATGCGAGAGCATTGCATTGCGCAATAGTGACGTTACGTCACAAACTGATTTACCTACCCACAACACAGAGCGCGACACTGACACACAAGCGCGCTCGCGTATCGCATTGGCTGGTCATGTGTCAAGATTGGGGCAGCAATGTGGCAACAATGTGGCACAATGCTTAACATGTTAAACAAGTGCTTACTCATATAAGGCGGCGCTTATGATTTACCCCCCCGGTCAACGATTTGCCGGGTAGTGTTATTATTATACAATTCACGCACACGGGTGCCACCCCACCCCACCCCTTGCAATTCACACCCCAAGCAATGTAAAAAAATATAAAATTGGAGTTATTCAAATGGCAGGCAAAGCATTACGCAGGCGCATACTCGACGACATCAAGAAGCAAGGCGGCGCTGAGTACATTTTTGACCAAGTGGCATCGGGCAAGACTATGACGCAACTTGCAGCAGATTATGGGTGCAGCCGCCAGTATTTCAGCACGTCAATCAACTCCATACCTGAGTATGCTTCTGTGCTGGCTAAGGCGAAGCAGGAGGCGGCAGACGCGTTGGTTGAGGAGGGCTTGGGCATGGTTGACGCGCTTGACGGCGGCAGCACCACGTCTGAGATTGCGGCTACGCGTGAAAAGGTGCAGTGGCGCAAGTTTATGGCTGGCTCGTATAATCAGGAGCGTTACGGCAGCAGGCCCCAGACAAACGTGACCATATCTGTGAGCGACATGCACTTAGACGCGCTGCGCAAGGTTAATTCCGATATTGCCGCGATTGATGCTGAGGATCGCCAGCGCGAGTTTCACGCGATTGACGTTGATTATGAGGATGTCACGGATGAGCAATGATAATCCGCTAGAAGAGTTTGTGCTGCGTTACCGTGATGATCCTGCGTTATTTGTGACTGAGGTGCTTGGGGCAACGCCGTATGACTATCAGGCCGAGTTTCTCAACGCGCTGGCGAATAACGAGCGCAAGATGAGTGTTCGCAGTGGACACGGCACAGGCAAGTCCACGACGGCGTCATGGGCTATGCTTTGGTTTGTTCTGCTGCGCTTTCCGAATAAGGTTGTGGTTACGGCCCCTACGTCTGGCCAGTTGTTTGACGCGTTGTTTGCGGAACTCAAGCGCTGGATTAATGAGTTGCCGGATCAGCTTAAAGTGTTGCTTACGGTTAAGTCGGACAGGGTTGAGCTAATGGCTGCTCCGAGTGAGGCGTTTATTTCTGCTAGAACAAGCCGTGCAGAGACGCCAGAAGCGTTGGCTGGGGTTCACTCGGAGAATGTGCTTCTGGTTGTGGACGAGGCTTCTGGTGTGCCTGAGAAGGTGTTTGAGGCTGCTGCTGGCTCTATGTCCGGCCACTCTGCGACTACGATTTTATTGAGCAACCCAACGCGCTCATCTGGCACGTTTTTTGAGAGCCAGACGCGCATGGCGGAAAGCTGGTGGACTAGGCGTTGGTCGTGCGTGGATAGCCCACTTGTGTCTGAAGAGTTTGTTGATGAGATGCGTGCGCGGTACGGCGAGGATAGCAACGCGTTTCGCATTCGTGTGCTTGGCGAGTTTCCCATGGCGGATGACGACACGATTATTCCGTTTCACTTGGTTGAGAGCGCTATTCGTCGTGACATTGAGGTGACGCCAGACGAGAAGCCTATATGGGGCTTGGACGTGGCTAGGTTTGGTGCGGACAAGACTGCGCTGTGTAAGCGGTATGGCAATGTTGTGACTGAGATTACGTCGTGGCAGGGCTTGGATTTGATGCAGACTGTTGGCCGTGTGATGGCCGAATACGAAGGCTTATCGCCTTCTATGCGGCCAAAGGAGATACTTGTTGACAGTATTGGCGTTGGCGGCGGCGTTGTTGACAGATTGCGTGAGCTTGGCGCTCCTGTGCGTGGAATTAATGTTGGCGAGGCTCCTGCCATGGGCAGCACATACATGAACTTGCGCGCAGAACTTTGGTTTAAAGCAAAGGGTTGGCTAGAAGATAGGTCGTGCAAGCTACCAAATGACGATCAATTGCTGGCAGAGCTAACGTCGATACGTTATGGATTTACGCCCGGCGGCAAGATGAAAGCTGAGAGTAAAGATGAGATGCGCAAGCGTGGGTTGAGGTCTCCTGACCTTGCTGACGCGTTATGCCTGACAATGGCTAGCGATGCTGCAACTGCACTGTCAGGCTCTATGTCTAGCTGGACGCAGTCACTCAAACGCAACTTAAAAGGTATCGCATGAAACAAGTTCCGTTTCACAAGCTGTCACCCAAGATGAAAAATATCCGTATGAACCAGTGGATTAAAACGTATATTGGCAAGGGCTTGAGCTTGGAGGATGCGCAGTACGCTGCAAGGTGGCGTGCTGGCCATTGGAAGCTAAACCACCGTATGCAGAAGGTTATGGATGATTTAGGCGAACTGTGATATTGCGGGGAATACTCCCTGCATAGCCTTTGTCAAATAAATGTGCTAATGTGCAGAAAAATGAGGATTGATGACATGACACCATGTAAAGGTTGCCCCACCCCCGCCGCTTGCAAACGCGCTGGCACTTGCCTGTCAAAGAAATACGGGAAGTAAGTTATGGGCATTTTTGATTTTCTATCCGACTTATCAAAAGCGCGCACAAAAGATGAGCTTGGCCTTGGCGGAATGAGGTCACTTCTTGGCACGCGCGGTGCTGCTCCGGACAGCAAACGCGGTGAAGAGATGATGCGCCGCACCTCAACTGATAATCTGCCGGGCTACTTTGATCCAGAGACACGCGAGTATGTGCCTTGGTATGTTGACTTGTTTGACGGCGGTGGCTTGAACAAGTCAGAAGGTTTGCTTGCCAACGACGCGCAAAAAACGCCTTCTGCCGTTGATATGTTAAAAACAAACGGCGCTCCTGTTCAGCGCGCGTCCCAGATGGCACCGGGTTCACTTGAGCCGTTTGGCGGCGCTGGTCCAAATATTCCTGAAGGACCGCTAGGCCCGTTTGGCGGTGCAGGCCCACGCATTGCCAACGGCGACCCACGCAACCTTGGTGGCTCTGAGGGTTATGGTCAAACTGGCGTAAGTCCGCTTGATCCGTTTGGAGGCGCAGGCCCACGCATTGCACCGCAGCAGGCTCCGGCCCCGGCTCCAGCTCCACAACAAGCCCCAGCACAGGCGCCATTTACTCCGGGCTATGAAGACACACCACGCTTGAGCGAAATGCAGTCGCCCATGATGCAGCACCCTGCGTTTCCGCAGTTTGTTGACATCATGAAGAGCATGGGCAACGAGTCTGTATTGCAAAACCCAGAACAAGCCTCATTTGTATTTAACAATTATCTCAAGCAGATAGGTTACAATTAATGGCAATCACAACTTACGCAGAGCTGCAATCTAACGTCACGGATTTTCTTAACCGTGATGACTTGGCATCAATTGCCCCGACATTTATTTCGTTGGCTGAAGCTGACATGCAGCGTCAGGTGCGTCACTGGCGGCAAGAGAAGCGCAGCACTGCGGAGCTTGACACGCAGTACAGCGCAATCCCTGCTGACTTTCTTGAGGCCATTCGGTTTTACATTACGTCAGGCGAGTCACGCCCGCTTGAATTAATTAGCCAGTTTCAGTTACTTGACCGCAAGTACAATAGGTCTAACACCAGCGGTGAGCCAGCCTACTATGCGATTACTGCTGGTGAGATTGAGATCTTTCCTGCGCCTGCTGGCACTTACACTGCCGAGCTGTATTACAACGCGCGCATTGAGCCACTGTCTGACAGCAACACGTCCAACTGGATGCTGCAATACTTCCCTGACGCATATTTGTATGGCTCGCTTATACACTCCGCGCCATACCTCAAAGATGATGCGCGCTTGCAAATCTGGGCGGCTTTGTATCAAAGCGCGATTGATGCTATAAATATGTCAGGTGAAAAAGCTAAATTTGGCGGATCAGGCCGTCGCATGAAAATAAGGGCTTATTAAAATGAGTTTTTCAAACACATTCGAGACCACAGT